CTGAGTGAGAACCTTGGGAAGCCGGGTCGCCTGTTACGTCTATGAGAATCTCAGACATATTGACGCCACGCTTCGGAGATTCCTGCCCAAAGATAAAAGCAACCGAAGACTAGCCCGACGACGTGTAGGAAGCCGGAAGATTCGGAAGCGAACTCCACGAATAAAATTCCGGACGCCGACGGGACTAGCCAACGGAGAAACACTAGAAGGGTAGCTCTTCGTGAGTGGGGGTCATAGCTGGAGCTTCTGTGCCGTCTAACTTGATCGTTGCGAAGTTAATAGACAAGTTCACTACGGTTTTGTCTTCGCCTTCTTTGTTCTTGTAGTTTCCGATTGCCGCCGAAAGAAGTCCGCGAGCGGAAACTTTCTGCCCGACTTGAAGGCTGGTCGTCGGAGTGTCTAGCCAAGCGGTGTATCTTGCGTCGCGCTTTTCGCCGTCTTTGCTTTTGAATGTTTCTAGAATCTGGACGCCCTTGTTTTGAAATACCAGACCGACGATTTCGCCCTTTACTTCGATTGTTGCCATTTGGTTTTACCTTTCGTTTTTTTTCTACCCTAGCAGTTAGCTAGGACTTTTTTATATGCTCCGGATTACAGCAGTCCGAATGACCGCAGTTCCGAATTCCCGGGAGAACTGGTTTCCCCTCGAAGATTGGTTGGGTGAGTGTTGCCGGGTCGAACTCTCCCTGCCACGGAAGACACTTGGTATTGCCATACTTGACGATATGAGATTGCCCCATTCGGCAGTCTGAGCAACGAACGCCCGTCTTGGGGTCGTCGAGCTTGACGCGCCAAATATGCCCGCAACGGTTACATATCGCTTCGTTATCCTCCACCGCATTAGAGTATCAGCCCTTTATTAGCCCGGCTTGAATCGCTGCGTTTCGACAACAAGGCCCGCAACTTAGAATCCCGATACCGTGAGCGCAGATTGGTTGGGGAGTTCCCTTCCGTTCTTCGGTGTAAGAAGTCGCCCGGGTTGCTTCAGCTTTTCTTTTTTCCTTGATTCGAAGTGCGTAGGCGATAACGTGCTTCGCTTCTACGTAGCTTATGGATTCGTCCCGCTGGGCTTCGATCACCGCAGTTTTAGCCGCTGCGAAGTCTAGGTAGCCAATTAGATCAAACCAAACTTGGAGCTTCTCCGGGCTTAGTTGTCTGTTATCTATTGCGCTTAGGTATTCCATTAGCTCTTTGAGTTCGTTCTTAGTCATTAGCCCATTCTTCCAGCGCTTTTGAATCGGTTGTCTTTCGTTTTGGAAGTGGCCCATTATTCCAAGCTTCGGCATTCAACCAAGTGGCCGGGTTCTTTATGAATTGCTTGTCCGGAAGATTTGGGTCTTCGGCATAACCTCTGGCGGCGTCCACTACTAAAGATAGGTCTTGGGTCTTTGCGGCCTTTCTGAATGCCCGTCGAGCTGCGCCCTTGTCTGTCTTCTTCGGGTAAAGGTTCCAAAAGGCTTCAAAGTGAATTTCGATTGAATCGCTATATATTCTCTCGTTGTTCTTTAAGTTGTTGTTCTTTAAGTTGTTGTTCTTATGTAGCGGATTGTCCTGCGTAGGGTTATCCAACGTAGGTTCGGCCGTAGGGTCTTGGGTTGTGTAGGCGTAGCCACCTAGATATCCTTTTTCGGTTCTTTCTCGGTCTTCTGAGCGCATTAGATACCCAGCTTCTAGCAGTTCGTTTATGAGCGTCCGGATTGCGTCGCGTCCGACTCCGTTGGAGTGTCCTAAAGATTCTTGACTAACGCGCCAGCCCGGAGCGTGAGAAAGAAGCTGCGCAAGTAATCCTTTTGCGCCTAATGAGATTCGAGCGTCCCGAAGCCACGCGTTAGGTATCTGCGTGAAGTGATCGTCGAACGAATGGTGTCCCCTAATGAGCGGCATATTTCCCTTTCCTTGATTGTCCGATATTAGCGAACAATTCAGCTCTTACGGTTTTTCCGCAGGAGTCCTACCAAAGTTATCGTCCAACAAGAACCAGCCGTCCCAAAGACGCACCGGAGTTTCTGCCGGGTCTTCGTGCGAATAGAGCTTCCAACCTAGCGTCCGCGCCTTAGCTGCGAATCCAGACGCCGCTTCCATTAGCCCGTTTGAGTAGGAACAAAAAACAATAATGTTCGACGGGCGATTGCGTTCTTTACTTCCACCCATTCCACGGTTTGCGCGGTGTTGGGGAATAAGCTCCGGGCCAGTTGTTCCGCAACAAGGGCAAGCCTTATCCCGGTCTAGGTATTTTTGGAACTCTTTTTTATTCATCTTCCCACGGGTCATACTTCTTCGCGGGTAGGTCTAAGCCCGTCCCGGAGTAGTCTGCGGAGAATCCAATAGTTGAAGAACTGTCCGTATCTCGAAAGTTTAGAATTTCTTCTGGAGTCGGAGGTGGGCAGGTGTGGCGACGAATCCAATTCTTGTACAGTTGGGTAGCTTCTTCCCCGGACGCTTGAAATACTGCGCCGCAAGAACACTTTTCCCGAATTTTCATTAGCCGCCACTCTCCCGCCCATTAGTCTAGCTCCGCCATTGGAGTTCTACGTTTCGGCTAATGACCGCGGTCATTGTCGCTGTATCGGATAGGACTTTCATCTTCATTTTTACCCGGTTGAACTCCGCCCGGGCTAGGTCTGCCCTTAGCTTTTCGTCCACGGCTTGTAGTTTTGCCACGGCTTGACGATCAGCTACGGTTCCCTGACTATTGAGAAAAGAAAGAGAAACGGACTTGTCATAAGTTGCTTCTGCGTCCGCTAGTTTTACTTCTGCGTCATAGAGAGCCGAAGCCCCCTTTTCCATTTCCTTACTTATGCGTTGTAGTTCTTCGACGATTTGGCCCGGGGTTTCCATTAGGCTAACCTTTCCGCCATAGTCTTTATGGCTTCGAGAATCCCAGCGTCGGCCTTAGTAGTCTTCGCTTCGGAATAGAGCAGTCGCAACTTGTCGATATCTTTAGCACTAGTTAGTTCGCCAGCTTCGTAAAGCCACGCACGAACCGGGAGCTTGGGAGTTTGACCGCGGGCTACCTTTTCCATTTCTTGTTTTGACGGGCCTTTAGAGCCGCCTAAAGCCCAACGCAAACTTCTACCAAGAGCTGAAGTACACGCATTTTCTAAAGCTGAAGTTTTGTTAGCCATTCCCACGCCGTCCACTTCGAAAGCCCATTCAGTAGCTTTTGGCAGTTCGCGTTCTTGATCTTCAGCGTTTAGGTAAACCCTAGCTTCGACAACCCAAGTTCCAACCGCTCTATCTTGCGGTGTTGTGTGATTGACAATTACGCACCTAATATCTGGATACTCCGCTATTGCTCTTGCGTGTCTTTCCTCGACTGTTTCGTACTCGTTTAGATTGAATTGTGCCATTTTCATTTCCCTTTCTTTTCGTTGTGTAGGTAAGGATTGCCCATTCCGCGAGCGCGAAGACTGATCGCGTGTTCGCCGTAGACGAATCCTTTCTTCTTTCCGCCCATAGCTTTCATAACGCGGCTCTTAAGTTCGGTGAGCTTTTTCTCAGCCTTCTCGAACGTGCTTAGGGCTTCAAAGTAGTGAAGACCTAGTTCGTCTAGGTGTTCTTCTCCGTCTTCGATTTTAGGATTCATAGCCCGGATAGTTTCGAAGGTCGAATTGCTTCCGTCCCAGTCCGGCATTTCAACCTTTAGAACTGATTCCCTGAAGCGGTAAGCGGCGGCAATAAGTGAAGACGCTTCAAAGGAATCCCATTCAATTTCGAATTCTTGATAGCTGGAACCTGCTAACGCTACCAGCGTTGCTTCTTGAATTCCAAAGACATTCATATACCAAAGAACCTGCGCCCGGTAATGCTGCGGAACTTCGCTCCAGTAGTCCCGCGAAAACTTCACTTCAATAATTCCCCAAGTTCCGTCTGCCTTCTTGTAGAGCGCGTCCGGGTTAGCACGTTGCCACGGGAATTCTTTATGCGCCCAAGTTCCGGTCGTGAAGATTTCGTATTCTGGGTGTTCTTCGGCAAAGATTTCTAGGATTGGGGCTTCTAGCTTCGTGCCTAAACGCATAGCCATAGACGGTTCGAAGTCGTCTGGAATTTGTTGGGTCTTCTTTGCCCATTTTGTTATAGGTGATTCCCACGGACTTAGCCCGGCGATTGCTCCAATATCGGAACCGCCGACGGCCCCTTCTTCGTTGCGTAGATCGTGCCAGTCTTTAGAGCCGGATTCAAAGTTGCCTAGAAGAACGGCGTCGCCTAATTCCTTTAGTTCTATTTCCCCTTTTATCATTTTTCAGATTCCTTTCAATCTGGGTCTTACGTTCGGTAAGGTCTAATTTATGACTACCCTACGACAATTACTTGGGATTGAGAGAAAATACCTAGAACTCCACGAAGCTATCCGGGAGCTGGGTTCCGTCGAGTGCGAAGAGCTGCCAGACGTGTTCTTTGCCCAAGAGGTTAGCCGGGAATCCCAAAGGCTAGTCGAAAGTATCGCAAAAGGAATCTGCGAATCCTGCCCAATTCAAGTGCTATGCCGAGACTACGCCCTTTCAACCCGGGTAGCCGGGATTTGGGGCGGCACTACCGAAGCGGAGCGTTATTCAGCGTCGGGGACGTAAGAGATAGCAAGAGCGGAGCTACCCATAGCTAGGAGAGCTGCGGCGACGTTTAGAATCTGAGCGCCTAGTTCGGTAGTGATTGTTCCCAAGCTAATCAGTAGCGGAACGGTTGCGGCGATAATTGCGTATATCCATTTTCTTACGGCTGGCTTTAGATTGAACATTATTCTTCTTCTTTCTTGTAAAGGTTTACGTCTTCAAAGGTAGCAGACGCGGTATACGCTGTAAGGATAATTGAGATAAGCGCCACTCCACCTACGACAAGCTGGACGGATACTTCTTTGTCAAAAAAGAAAGTCCCCATTCCGAAAAGAATCATAACGAACCCCAAGCGGTAACCTCCATAGATTAGCTTCCGGCGATACTTCCAAGACGGGCCAGAAGTGTCTTCGCCTTCTTGCTCTCGCAGAAGCATTAGAGCGTCAAAGATTCTCACTTTAGTTTATCTAGCGCTATTTGGGTTTTGATGTAGCTAGTCGGTTCGGTGAAGCGGGTTCCGTTGTTTGTGTAAACGTAGCGCTTCCCGCGCTGAATCTCGAAGTGAAGGTGTGGCCCGGTAGATTCTCCGGTGTTCCCGGACTCCCCTAGTTTCTCACCTTCTAAAACTACGTCCCCAACTTTTATTTCTGCGGCTTGGATAGAACCCTTTTTCAAGTGATAGTAAGAAGAAGTAATCCATTCCTTGTTTATCTTGTGGCTGAGTCGAACAATATATCCAGCTCCCCCGGGTTCGCCATTTGGAAACTTGATCGTTGAAGGCCCGGCATAGATTACTTTTCCAGCGGCAATAGCACGAACCGGGCGACCGATTTCAACGGCATAATCTACGCCGTTATGGTGCTTACGGATTTTCTCGATTGGGTGGAATCTCCAACCATAAGGCGAAGAGATTTTTGGAATGGGTTTGTCGAATGGATAGCGCATAGTTCTATTTTACCAGTAGAGAAAAGAAGGCGGAAACTAAACCCGTAACTCCTGCGGCTAGACCTGTATAAGCTATCTTTTCAATCCACGCTAACCGGGCAAGGGTTAGCTCTACTTCCCGCATTCGCTCCGGGACGTCGTCTAGGTGATCAAACTTAGCTAACAACCGAACAAGGATTTCGCCGTGTTCGAGTTGCTTTTGGTAGATAGCGTTCTGGGTAATGCGTACCCCAGTTGTTTCCTCAGCCATTAGATTTTGATTTCTTTCATTCTCTAAGTTTACAAGAAAGAAAACTACTCAATTTAGGATTCTATCAAGTAGGGTTTAGCTATGAGAAAAACCTATCATTTTATGGCTGGGCTACCACGTTCGGGTAGTACCGTTCTAGCTGCCATTCTAAATCAGAATCCAGAAATTTATTCAAGTCCGCAGACTGACTTAATAGGAATGCTCTATGAAATTGAGAGCAAGATACCAAATTACGAAAGCTATCGGGCCAAACTTATGGTGCCTAACTTTGCTTCTGTTCTTTATGGAATGGCAGATAACTTTTATTCTTCGATTGAAAAGCCAATAATTATTGACAAGAATCGGGGCTGGGGAACCCCTTACAACTGGGAGAATTTAAGTTTGTACGTAAACCCGGACGGAAAAGTTATTCTAACAATGCGACCAATCCTAGAAGTCCTAGCTTCATTTATTAGAGTTGCGCAACAAACAAATAAAGCAATCGGCGGCAACCCATATCTAAACGAAAATTTTTGGGTTACCGATTATCGAGATACGGTAGACGCGCAGGTGGATAGCATAATGTCTACCAACGGAGAAGTTGAACGAGCAATCTTCTCTATTGCCAATTTACTTAAGAACCATAGAGATAGGGTTTACGTTGTTTGGTTTGATGACTTGCTTCAGAATCCAGACGCAACTATGAATTCAATCTACGACTTCTTAGGTCTTCAGCCGTTCAAACATAATTTTAATAACATAAAGTCAATAGATAATCACGATGACTTGACTGGATACGGAATGGTTGGTCTTCACGACGTTAGAAAAAAATTAAGTAAGCCAAAGACTAAAGTTGAAGAATACTTGTCCGATTACGCAATCCGTAAATATGGAAACGCTTTAGACTTCCTTAACTTCTAGCCAGCTAAGAGTTTCTTCGTCCCAGCGGTAGTTGCCTTCTGGCTTCGGAACTGGAGCTTTCCAATTAGCGGTTGCCTCATCTAGTACCCAAGAGTCGAATGGCTTTGGTGGGATAAAAGCGTCTAGCGCAAGATCATAAGTAAAGCCGATACCTGCGTAGTTCTTTCTAATGTTTCGGTTATAGCTTGTTCTTTTACAGGTCTGCCCTCGAAAGTTGCTATACCAAGTTTCAGTATCAAGACCTTCAATAAGCTCGGTTTCGTCAATTCCAGTAATTACTTCAATTACAGTATTGCTGCTATCTAAAAAAGCGTAATGTGCCATTATGCCCAACTCACATTTCCAGTACCTAATGTTATGGTACTCACTTTATTTGCTCCTACTGTTGCGGTTGTGCCTGTCAATCCAGCACCAATAGTAATAACATAACCAGAAGGATAGCGAAGGATAACTATGCCCGAACCACCAGAACCACCCACATCGGGAGGCACTCGATTACCGCCACCGCCACCGCCAGTATTATCCGTACCATTACCACCACCAAAAGTACCGCCATTGCCACCGCCGTTTTGTCCTGAGCCGTTACTAGCACCACCCTGACCACCGCCGCCGCCAGCTCTTGTAACTGATGACCCAGTAATGCTTGAAGCAACTCCGCTGCCTCCGTTTCCTCCAGGGCTGCCTGTGCTATCTACTCCCTGTGAGCCAGCACCTCCACCACCACCAGAACCATTTCCCGTGCTTCCATTACCTCCCCTAAATCCTTGATTTGCCGTTCCAGCACCGCCAGGAGTGTTACTACCACTCGTTCTGTAGTAACTACCACCACCCGACCCACCAGATAAACCAGCACGACTACCAGCACTATTAAAACCACCACCACCGCCACCAGTAGAAGTAATAGTTGAAAAAACGGAATTGTTGCCGCTTGTACCTCTTGAACCGCTGACACCAGAACCACCTGGGCCACCAGCACCTACGGTAACTGTATAGTTTGTACTAGCTACAAGGGTAAGTGTTGCTTCGGCAGAACCCCCCCCACCTGAAGATTCCCCGGTTGTGCTGTTTCTAAATCCCCCAGCACCACCACCACCACCACCGTCGGAACCACCACCCCCACCACCAGCGATAACTAAGTATTCAACTACAAGTGGGGGAAGTGGGACTGTAGCAG